CATAATTCCCACTTCAGCCTGCGGAATATCGACTCCAGTTGAAAAGATATTAACATTACATAATACTTTAATTTCTCCACTCGATAGTTTTTTGATTGCTTCATCTCTTTCCTTTTGTGGCGTTGATTGGTCACAATGAATAGCTGGAATACCAGATTCATTAAAGGCATCTGCCATCATTTTTGAATGAATAATATTAACGGCAAATAATATGGCCGATTTGTTTTTGCCTAGTCTTTGGTATTCTTTAACAATATCACCGACAACTCTATGCTCTGACATTTTACTAAATGCTTCAGCGTTTTTAAAGTCTCCAGTGGCCTGTGCTTTTAGATCTGACGTATCTACACAATGGCTCATATAAACGGCAGCATCAGTTAGATAGCCTCTATCTCTAAGCTCATGTACTTCAATGGGTTTTACGCATGATTGCCAGAAGTCGTGAACCTTATTGCCCACTTCAAATGGCGTGGCAGTTAGTCCAAAATATAGCTTGTCATGGCCCACAAAATCAAAGAAACGATGATAAGTTGGGCTTGTACAGTCATGGCACTCGTCAACAACAACAACATCAAATTCCTTAAGAAAGTCAATTGAGCCTCCCTTCATCCTTGCCCCAATTGTATCAATTGAGCATACATAAGCATCCTTGCCTAATTGGATCTTTTTACCAGCTATAACAGTACCACAATCAACTCCCCATGAGATAAGGTGCTTTTGTGCTTGGAAGATCAATTGCCGCCTTCTAACGACAAATAGGATCTTTTTATTATTAGTATATAGTGAATTGATTAACTTACCAAAAATAACGGATTTACCGCCTCCAGTAGCAAGCCATATCATTATCTTTTTTAATTTATTGGCGTATTCTTGTCGTGCCATGTCGATAGCTTTATCTTGATAATCTCTTAATTCTTTCATATTATATTCCTATAGTCAGCGCATATTAAGGGGCAATTAAGCCTTATTCTATGTTTCAAGTGGACAACTTTTTGACTTAAAATAAGGGCAGATTCCTGCCCTTTTTTAGTTCCTTTTAAATGATTAAACCTTTATCTATTAATGTTTGCTTAACACCGTAAGCAAGCTGTTTTAGCTTTTCGTCAACCTCAGACTCTTTTAACTGTGTTCCAGTAAATGCTACGGCAAGTTGTTTGCACTCAAATTCTCTCTCTTCATCAACTTGGTTAGGAACGACTAATCCTGAAATTGTAGTTTCCTCCATTACCTTTCTTCCAGTTTTCTCGTAAACTGTGGCCTGTGCGTTTATTTGTACTCTATATTTTGGCATTATTCCTCCATAATAGTTAATAGATCCCTAGTCTCAACTAGTTCCCAAAATATTTTCTCTGTGGCAATTACGTCCTCTTTACAGTCATGGTGCTTAAATTCAATTCCATAGTATTCAGCAATATCACCTAGCCCAAATCGTCTTAATGGTAGCTTTCTATCTTTGGCCATTGTATGTGTGCTGTAGATAGTAATATCATTAAACAATTCTTTAAAATGATGAAGAACATCAAGGTATAAGCACTCTGTTTTCAATACTTGCCAATCAAAATACCCTCTGATTCCAAACGTAGTATAATTGGCGTGGCAAATAAAAACAGAATCCTTATGCTTGGTTAAATACCTGAAAATCTCACGCATCATAACTCTTTTTTCTGGATAAGTTCTGGCCTCTTCTTCAGTGATCCCATGGATCTCTTGGGCCTTCATATTCCATTTTAAAGGACGCATCTTCACTTTCATTTCATCTATTAAAGCCTTTGTCTGGGCATCAACAGTCCTAAAATAACCAGTAATAATCTCGGCAATTGCAGGCTCTTTTGAAGTAGTTTCAAAGTCAAAAATAGTGATAGAAGGGGCATTTACATGCCCCAATTCTTTAGAAAGGAAGATCTTGGTCATCTTCTTCTCCAGACTCTTTTGAAGCTTTTTTTGCTTTTGGCTTCATTTTAGATTGTAGTTCCTTAAGTTTTCCATCGAATGAAGTTCCACCGAAGATCTGAACAGACTTGGCATGGTCAGCTTTTGCAGGCCCAAAATCGCCAGTATTAAGCCATTTAACTACGGCCTTTTGCTTGATCTCACCTTCTGCATTGGTGTATTCCTCATGCTCTACAACGGCAGTTAACGATGGATTATGCTCGAAAAGATCATCCATAGACATTTTTTCGTTAGAAAGATCTGAAATCTTTTTCCCAATGAATCCTGCACCAGCTAGAGTTTTTAATGCTCTATCTGCTGTTTTGTCGGTCATGTAGCTGATCCAATCAATGTAATTTCCACACTGAGTCTCAAGCTCTAATCCGATGTAAGGGGTCTTTTTCTCAGCAGACTCTCCAGTGAATGAACCGATAATTTTAACTTTGTAATTTTTTGCTTCTAACATTTTAATCTCCTTAGTTAGTTATTTGTAAGCGTATTCAGCTAATATTGCTGTTTTTGCAATATAGATATTAGTAGTAAAATATGCGAAAGATCTGAATTTTTCTTCTGGATCTTTTGACGTTCCAATTAATTTCTTTCTATCTCCAGCAGGCTCAATAGTGAACTTTACCTTATTTAGAGAGGCAATAACTGGATCATGCTTAATCTGGATCTTAGTGATACCCTTGTTCTTTCCGATCATGATAACGCCTTTTCAATGCGCTTTTTAAGCTTCATTAGTTCATCCTCTTTATCTCCTGCACGTTTATATGCAAGCCCAATCTTGTCTAGCATCGAATCTGGCAGATCAACCATCAATTGCTCAATCTGGTATTTTAACTCATTAACACCATCGTTTTGTACACTTGACTCTACTGTAACTTTTTTACCATCTTGATGATAAACTTTTACTTCAGCTTTTTCTGCGCCCTTGTAATGCTTGGCAATCATCTTGGCAATATCAGAAAAGTTTAATGGCATTTCATAATCCAATTCAAATCTATTTTTGGCAATGTGTGAAGGTCTTTCTTCAGTGAAAACTCTTCTTTCACCCTCACCAATCGCATACTCTTTGCCGTCAGAATCCCTTTTGGACTTATAAAGCTCAAAGTTTGCAAATAGGATAGCACTTACCCAATCTTCAAATACTGGCTTAACCTTCTTGTGAATAGCAGTCTGATAATGGTCATACTGAGTATTTGTAATCGGATCTTCATGCTTAACTTTCTCGCTGTGAGCTAATAGTACGATATTCATACCTTTTTGATCCCTTAAAGGAATAAGATAATTATCCCGAATATCCAAAAACATATCTCGTTGCTTTTCATAAGCTTTTCCAAATCCACCCATTGCTGTGGCCATTGTTTCATTAGCCTTAACAATATCCTTTTGTGCGACTTGCTCCAATGAATCAACAGTATCAATAACAACAGTTTTATAATCATGATCTTCATCCTTTAATGTCTTAAGCTGTGCGATTAGATCAGACCATCTTTCCACCTTTGGGAACCTTGAAGTATCTAATTCGTCATTTTCTTCAGATCCAATGAAAATTGGCTTTGTTGCCTGTGATCCAAAAGTTGATTTTCCAATACCATGAACACCATGAAGCAATAATGCTAATGGCTTAATCTTTTTACCTTGTGTTACTGTTTTTAATAAACTCATCTTTCTCCCTTTTTCTTAAGTAGTTTTTCTACAATAAATAGATACTTGTACGGTATCTGCTCCCTTGATAGCCAAGTGTTTAACGTCCTAGTATCGGTTATTCCGATCCAGACGCAAACCTGAGCAGCACCATGCTTTTCAGTTAGCTTTTTTAGTTGTTTCAACATCCCTTTTTTCTCCTTTTTTATTTTTGTGAAATAAATTTAATTTCTTGTTTACAACCTGTCAACAAAAAATGTAATCTTTTTTTCAACAAGGAGAAATTATGAAAAAGAAACGACAAGAAATGAACAAAAAAGAATCTGAACTATTTGACCTAGCTGCAAAAATGGTCAATAAAGATCCGATTCTAAGGAATCAATCAAGTGCAATGAGAAGGGCATGGTGTGAAGGGTTTATGAATGGAAAGCTTTATTTTGACCACCTTAAGCCCAAAAGGAAGTGGTATGATTTCTGGAGCCGATAGAATTTATAAATTCTGTGATAAAAAGTTTGGATTAAAGCCAAGCCACATCACGAATATTGAGAAGAAAAAAACTTATAAAAACTTTGTAGAATATACAGTTCACTGGAGCAAAGATAGCGATGAAGGTGTGCATGTATTTAAACTTATCGTAAAGGAGAATGAAGAATGGAAAAAGTAGGAGAATTAACACAAAACACTGAAGCTTGGCATAAGTGGCGAGCAGAAGGAATCGGAGCAAGTGAAGCAAACATCATCATGGGCGTATCTAAGTTCATGACACCAAAACAACTATGGGAGCAAAAAGTATATGGAAAACGTACAGAAGAGAAATCAGGAAATTTTATTACTAACAAAGGTCACAAGCTTGAAGCTAAGGCCAGACCGCTTTTTGAAATGGAAAAAGGACATGAGTTTCCTGACACGATTGCTATTCATAAAGATTATCCTGTTTTTAGAGCGTCACTTGATGGCTACAACGAACAAGTTAACGAAGTATGGGAATGTAAATACGTGGGCCAAGACGACTTCAAAAAGGTTCAAAACGGTGAGATCCTTGAGCAATATTTTCCTCAACTTCAGCATCAGCTCATGGTTACAGGTGCAAAGGTTAATCATCTATACGTTATTACTGACGACAAAGAAAACCCTAAGACTGCTTTTCCTTATAAGACCGCTTGTCTTGAAGTCCATCCCGACATGGATTACATTGAGCATAGGCTACTTCCTGAGCTGGTTAGTTTTTGGG